GTATCGGACATCCCCGTTGTGCCTTGTGGGGCAGGTGGAATACCAGCAGGTGTTGCTCCATCCCGTTGGGATTTAATCATTTGCATTAACTGATCTGAGGGTACGCCCATAGCATTTTCCTATTAAGTTTCTCTGTATCGTAATCTTAATCTATTGAATGTCAAGTGGGGAGATTTATTTAGTTTCCTTCTCCCCGTAGGACTTATTCGGTCTGACCGAAATAACCTTTAGAGGGTTTTAGCCCTCGTAAGATTATTTGCGAGCTTTACGACCTTTGCGTGCTTTGCGTGCCATGAGATTATCTCCTTGAGCATACGGTCACCTATTTTAAGGGTAAGGCAGCCACAACCCTTTCCTCGTGAAGGAAGAAACCTTATCTGCGTGACTTGCGTGATTTCTTATGTGCTTTACGCATTTTAAATCTCCTAGTTAAGCTATCCCCTAACTGAACGACTTAGATCCCTAGTTTTAGCGGGTCTATCAAAACTTTTAACACCTTGTACACGATACTGCAAACTTGGGCTTTTCTCACCCCTTTTCAAGGATTCTGTAGTCACCCTTGGCTGATCTGCTTTTGGTTGTACATTGCCTGTTGCCATTTAGCCCACCTCTGGTTCTTTTTTGCCTTTGGGAGCAGGAGGTGCTTGCTTCTGATCGCCACCTTCCTTCTCTTTACGCTTTAACTTATCCTTGAGTAATTGTTTCATCGGAGGTTCTAACAAGTCAAGCAAAGATTCTTTATCAATGGCTTGTGCTTTAAACAAATTAAACGCAAGGGTTTTAAGATCTTCAGTAAAGATTGGGCTGTTAGAGTGAGCATCCACTTTTACTACAAAATCCTTAGTAAATTGCTCAGCAATAAACGGCACATCTTCAGTATCCCTAAAATGAGTATCGTCATACGATTGCATGAGCTTGAGATACAGTGTTGCCACCTTTTCCAAGCTATCTTCCACAATCAATGCCCGTTTCTTGGCTCTTGAGCTACCAAGACGAGCTAATTGGCTTGCATGACCCTGACTTCTTACGCCAGATTCACCACGACCAGACAATACATTGGATATTCCTGATACTTCAGAGAACATCGCATCAATTTCATGGATTACCTCAAATAAATCAGGTGGCATGGTTGGTGCAAGGCGATCTGCCTTGGCATTAGGCATATCAGAAGCCAAAAGACCGCCAGCACGATTTAAAGCAAAGTTTTTCTCATCCAAAATGCCTGTAAAGCCTGTTAGGGCTGTTGGAGGGTTCACTTGCTTGGATAACAGGTCCAAAATCTCTGTCATACGGGTATTTCGAAGTTCTTGTAGCAATAAAAGCTGTTGAACTTCAGATGCACCCCAGAAATAATCATATAAAGGGTTAGGGCAGATCTGTACAAACGGACACTCACCTTTTAAGAATAAGGATGCGCCTGGTCTGTCATAGATAATTACATTCGGGGCTGCCATTGTGACTACCTGATAATCCTCGGTGTCATCGTTCCATACCCACAATTCAGTCATCTCAACGGTATCTTCAGCTACTCTAGCCTTGTAACGGTTCATGCCGTACAAGTCCATATTCACATTACCGTAGATGGTAGGGTTGGTTTGGCTCATCACAATACGGTTTACCGCTTCTGGGATGTCCGATTCCGATACTTTAGTACCTGTAGCTAGGCGAGCAACAATAGAATCTCGCTTTGGATGGGAATACAGACGGGCATATAGCTCAGATTTCGTAATGTAGTAGGTTTGAACGATAGCTTCTTGCCTGTCTGTATAAGGCGTATCCTCCCGCAAGACACCAATAGCGGATGGCTCAATCATGTACGGGTGTATCCCGTTCTTGTAAACCAGTTTAACAAAGGAGGTGTTGTACACCAGTGACCATGTTAAAGCTGTTGAGAACACCTGATCGGCATTGGAATTAAGCCACTCATCGTTTAAAGCCTGAGTTAATGACGGTGTTTTCTTATGTTCTGCTGTTGGCACTGATGCGCCAAGGGCAATAGAAAACCTGGTTGTTTCTGCTGAATACAGAAAGCTAGTCAATTGATCCAAATGCGGGTGGATCTTATTAAAGTAAGCTGGCGCTGATTCAGGACCAGCTCCAAACAAATAATAAGCTCGGAGTGTCGTGTAGTCACCCCTTCTCTCTTCCTTGGACACCATGCACTTGTTGATGATGTCTAAGTAAAAATCCTCACGACTTTCTCCGCTAGGTATTTTCATTTTTTAATCTGTAAGTTTTGTGGATCTCTTAGTGTACCCCCAGGAAGCGTAACTGGTCCAGTTTTAATACCCGCTTGGCTTGGAGCAAAATTAGTAGGCTCTGCTTCTTTGCCAAGTGATGGTCCAACTGGCTGAGAGAATCTTCCCGCTAGGATAGATTGCATATTCATTCCTTGCATACCGCCACCCCAGACCGCAGCATCGCCTGGTCGGGATTCTCTTGGACCTTCTTGTGTCGGTTGTGGCGCTTTTGATTTGAGTTTGTCTTTGTCAACGCCTTTTTTACGGGTTGCGTACTTTTCGGCTTGCTCGTACTCTTTTTCGGTGAACTTGTTTCTTTTGGTAAGGAAGCCTTCTTGATGCTCGCCTTCTCTCGTGGTTTTGATGTCCGACATACCGAACTCGATGGCGAGTTGCTTGGTGGACTTATCGGTGAACTTGGTTTTCGCACTAACGAGGTTAGGCGCTTGCAAAAATACGACCATAACTTCTTCATTACATCCTTTCATTGGACATTTAGGTGTCCTAGATTCAAAGTAACCATGCGCTGCACAGTGAAAATCATTAACTACCGCCATTGTTATCTCCCCTTCAATTGTTCGTCAAGCGTTAATTCTGAATAATCATATCTATTGCTAATCCCTACCTTAATCTTAATCTCTCCATTTACCACTTGCAAGCCTGTACTGCGATGTAGAGTTGGGCGTGCTTCTTTACGGTATTGGACAAATTTAGAGGTATCTCGGTTTTGCATGATTGCTACTTCACCGTTTAGCCACTCGTTATAGGCTTTTGACACCCTACGCTGGACATATTCGGTTAAAGGTTCGGTTTCATTCAAGAAAACATCCTTTAAATGTGACAAAGAGATGCCAGCAAGGTTTGCAAACAAAGGCATGGAGATTCCCCGATCCTTGTCTTGCAGAAAACGCTTCATCACCCGTTTGAGTTCGGCTCTAGGTAGTGTGGCTCTCATGTACCGTACACCCCAATCTTTTTCAGATAATCACTGACATTTCTTCCGACTGTGAGTTGTTCTGCGGAAAAGTCATCCTGTACCCTAGAAACTTGTCTGGTAATCTTCTGCGCAATAAGCCTGGGCTGCACCTGTTCGGCAAAGGCTGCGCAAGCTAGGGCGCAAGCAATTACCCTATCGTCTTTGTTCCTACCTGATGCTTCAATTGATCCGCCATCCCGAATGGTGGTTTTCATTTCCTCAAGGGTATCCATATCCCACAAGTCCAACATACCTCTTTCAAAGTAGTCTTTCATGTAGGTCAACATACGCTCCTTGGTAGCTGCCGTAGTCATCCACCCAATAGAATTACTGATTCCGCCAAGGGTGTCGTTTCTGCGCCAGATGTAGTTTTGCATATTGCCGTACACATCCATGAGGTCTTTCCCTAATGCTGTCCCCATTGCAGAGGCTTGGCGCTTGAGGTTGCGTAGCTCATTGATGACGGCTTGCCCTGGACCATTGATTTCCAAGTTTAATGTGGAGTTCTTGTACGCACCCGCTAGGTGAGAGATCACCCAAGCAAACTGGTAGGTGTTTAATTCAGAAGTGGCAAATGAAGCCACCTGCTCAAGCCCATCTGCATATACCCGCAACACCTGAATACAAAAGCGATCAGCCCAATCACTAGATCCATAAGCGGGATCAGCACCGATAACATAATAAGCAGTATCCACAGGTTCTTCCCAAATCTTGAGTGTGGCAAGGCGTTCTGTAGATTTAAGCACTTCGGTATCTTGGAAGTTAACGCCAAAGCTGTAGCGGTAATAATCGCAACTAACTTTCTTGAGCTTCTTGACAGCATCGGTACACCTCGCATTGGAGAAGAACGATGTTCCCGTCATCACAAAGGCGTAGTCCTCGGTAGGTGGGAACTCCTGATACATCAGGCTATCATCTTTGATCCCTTCGTACAACTTCCAACGCCACCACGCTATCTGGCGAGAATTGATCTCTACCCCATAAAGTTTTTTAATGTCCCGTACCCACTCCTTTTCCTCACCAGTGAGCTTGCCATCCCAATACACCTTGTAGGTCTGACCTTCAGGATCTAGGCTATACATCTCATTGCGCCACCACCCACAGAAGATTGCTCGTTGGGTTTTAGCCCTTTTAGCAGTGGTGTACATATCGTGAAACATATTAAAACCACGAGCTGTCGATTCAAAGGTATATAACCGATCAGGGTTGGTTTCCGCCAAAGAAGCTAGGAGAGAAGCTAGTCCTTCTTCGTCACCCCACGAGCTTGTTTCTGTGCCATGAAGGAAGGTGATACCTTTCCCACGACCCAGAGATCCTTTCGCTCTAAGCCCAGCGACTTGATAAAATAATCGACTGCGATTTTTGAGGGCAAGGGCGTTCCTGTTGTGAGTAAGGATCGGGATTTTGTACTCTTTGGGTAAACCATCCATGTACATTGCGAGGGTGCTTCTGAACATATCTCGATTTTCTTCGGTGTCTGTTGTGAGCGTTCCTTGCAGTCCTGGGTGGGTGAAGTGCCAATAAAGGTCAAGTGCGAGGGAGATTGTGGTGATTCCAAGTTGCCTTCCTTTCAGAATGACAAAGAAATGGCATCCATCTGCCAATCCTTTAGCCATTTCGTTCATTACATAGGTCTGAGAACCCATGAGGTTATCGAGCTTGCGTAAGCCTTGCTCTTTTGTTTCAATCTTGAGTTGATTACAAAAATGATAGAAATGCTTGAGATTAAAGTCGCTCATGTAGTGATCCAAGGCAATTTACCGTCAAACTTCTCCAAAATGCGCTTGTTGCCTTCAATAAAGAACTCAGGCTGTACGCCACAGCTCCCACCCATCCGAAAATGAAAAGTGTGTTTACCTGTAGCAGCAAACTTGGGAACAATACGGGTAGCTGCCTGATAAAACTGGCGATCTACCGTAGGATCAGGGCGGTTTAGCAAAATAGCCAATTGTTTAAGGTATTCTGTTTTCATACCCCACATACACCAATCTACAAAGCGATGCCCAGGGATATTCCAAGTATCGTGTAGCTCTCCGAGGGCTTCGCAGTTGTCATCAAACAAAAAGTTACCCTCCTTATCGTGAACTGATCTAAGGCTATAAGCCCAATCATAGCCCTCATCAATTTTATCCATGATACTTTTTACATGGTCGAAAGAATACCAATCATCGTCATTACAAAAGAAAGTAACATCCTCGGTAATCAATTGAGGCGCAGCAGCTAACCACCGTTGCCCCGCATATCCGTTGCCACCGATCTTGCCATCCCAGTAGCAGATCTTTACACACCCATTGGCGTAAAGCCTTCTGAGTTCAACAAAGGTATTAAAGTCCCCGTCACACAAAATGTAATGCGTAGGGGTTATCCCTTGTTGGCTTGCAATAGATTTAATGCAATTTGCTAACTCCGTTGGGCGCTTCCCGTTGGTTACGGTCACTACGGCACAGGTTTTCAATTGTGTTTATCCAATCTCTTTGTTTCAAAGTTAGGTAAGTCCCAATAAGCCACCTTTAAACGGGCTGTATGGTTCTTAGCAAGGCTAATTAAGCCATCGTAGGTCATTGGAGTGTACTTTTCTCGCCACTCTTTTGCCAAGGCTATCTTTTGCTTTTTGGTCTTGCAAGAAAGCGCCCTTAACATCTCTGTCTTATAGATCAGGCGCTCTGCGTGCAATTGCTCAATGCCTTGCATCCCCATCCTCTGGACCATCCAGTAGGGATTTGAGATAAGCAATTTCCTTTTCAGCTCTGAGTAAGAGCTTGGATGATTCCCCATGCACTCGCATGAGTTCATGAAAGATGGCATCTTTTTCCATCCGCCAGATCCGATCCATATATAGCTTCTTTGCTTGATCGTCTGCTTTAGAGATATATTGCTCTACGGTTTCCATCTTGCTGTTTATTCCGTTCTCCATACTCGCACTCCTTCTTTTTCTTTTCTGGCTATAAACTTTTTGCTTAACTGCTTGCCTGTACGGTAGTTGGCATTACAGACAATTTGAATCTTCCCCTGTGGGATAAAGAAACTTTCCCCACACTCCATGACCTTATATGGGTACACATTTCGCTTTTTCTCAGGGGGTATGGGAATATTTTTTTCTACTTCAATAGTCATGCTATTCTCCTTATAACTTAACTCATCATACACTACCATGATACACACATACAATGAATATCATCTAGGGGATAACCTAGTTCATCTTAATTACTTAAGGCGGGTTTGCAAGGATAACCCCGACCTGGAGTTCACCCACCACTGTAATCCAATGCACCACAGTCAACTAACCCCGTTGCTTGAGGACCTTCCTATTAGCTTGCAAGGGTTAAGTATTCCGCCTGGCACAGTAAACGCTTGGATTGGTAGGGATAACTACTTTTACAACCATCCTCTACAGCATGATTGGGTTAACTTTCATCTGGAATGGTTTGACCATCTGTCTAACCTTCTTGAATTACCTTCTCCTATGGCTTGCAGGGAAGATCTACTCTTTGAGTACCCCGCCTTAAACGCTCCCATTCCAATTGAATTTGATTACCTCATCATTAACGCCCTTCCGCAATCAGGGCAATTGCCAGACTTTGATGCTCAATTCTTTAAGAATCGGGTACGCAATCTTCTAAATGAGGGGTTTTCTGTCATCACAACGAACCCTACAGGCATGGGTTTATCCACTTTAGAGATGGGTTTGGATGTAACGGGAATCGGAAGCCTATCCAAATACTGCAAGCATATTGAGGGTGTTGCTACTGGTCCAATGTGGACAACCTTCAATATCTTCAATAAAGACAAGGTGTTAAGTCGGAAGTTCTATTGCGCTCACCAGAGCGTGAACTTAACCGACAACACAACAACGCTCAATAAACTGTAATTTTTTTTGGGGTGGACTCTGAAGGGGGTGCACACCTCACCGTACTCATGCCCAACTCAAAGGGCAAACAGTTAGCGTGCTGTGTGCGAAGTCTAGCCAATCCCTTTTGATACAAGCCATAGCGTTAATCAATCATAACTATGCTTAAGTGATGACAACCCCATATGAAATATTAAAGGGGACAGAGTGCGGGGAGTTGATTACCCTTCCAGGCTTCGGCATACCCTGTCTCTTATCTATGTATCTATCTACTAACATCCTATATAAACTAACCTAGACGATAGATGATAGCTATATAGAATATAGATGATAGTAGTATAGCTATGCCGATAGTATCAGACTATCAACTTAAAAACAACGATAGAAATATTTATTTATAAAACTGTTTACTTTTGCTTGATTAGTACCGTTAAGATGATTAGTATCATAGATGTATTACAACCTAACTACTAAGAGGATCAAATCATGACTACAGCACAATCAAACCGTATCAGCGTTTACGATAGCGTTACTAATAAAATCATCTCTCAACTTGAGGCAGGGATAGCTCCCTGGATCAAACCCTGGAAATCAGGCAGCGTAGGCGGAGCTGATCGCAATATTGTTTCTAAAAAAGAGTATTCAGGCGTTAACCGTTTAATTCTAGGTATGAGTGGCTACAGCTCACCTATTTGGGGATCATTCAAGCAATGGCAGGAAATGGGCGGGAATGTGCGCAAGGGTGAAAAGGGTACGCAAGTAGTTTTTTACTCTCAGGTTACTAAGAGCGAGATTAAACCTACTGATCCTAACCCCGAGAACTCTACCTATGCCTTGCTCAAATCCTATTATGTATTCAATTTAGATCAGATTGAGGGATTAGACATTACTAAACCTGAACCTGTGATCGCTACATTTAATCCAGTGCCAGCGCTTGAGGATCGTATTCTAAAAACAGGCGCTCAGATCTCGCATGGCGGAGGTAGAGCGTTTTATCGCCCTGGTACTGACAGCATTACCTTACCTGAGAAATCTACATTCTTGAGTGAGGCGCATTACTACGTTACAGCATTGCATGAGCTGACTCACTGGTCAGGCGCTGCACATCGTTTAGATCGTACTAAAGGTAAACGGTTTGCTGATAGCGCTTATGCTTTTGAGGAATTAGTAGCGGAAATGGGCGCTGCGTTTTTATGTGCTGATTATAAGATTGAGGGTGAGCTGCAGCACGCTGACTATATCGGCAACTGGCTGCAATGCTTAAAAAATGATAATAAGGCGATATTTAACGCTGCAGCACTGGCACAAAAGGCAGCCGATTACATCCATAACCTAGATGCAATAACTAACCAGGCAGCAGCCTAGTATCAACTGATAAGCGCTTAGCAATAGGCGCTTATCGGATTGCTACTGGCAATCAATACCTAACTAATCGGAGGATTTATGTTTAATGTTTACGGTAAGGGTTTTATCAACGATAAACCCGTAGATCTCAATACAGCGATCAAACTTGCTAAAGGTGAGATCTACCTATCAGATGATGATGAGAAGCGCTGCAGGTTTGATCTGACTACTGGCTGCGCTCAGTTTAAGATCCAGTACGGGTTTAGTTCAGTGTGGATTGAGAGGGTAGCAGCATGAGCCTACTATCTGAGATGTCGCAATATGGTTTAGCAGATTGTGAGTTCAATCGCCAGTTTTTTACACTTGATGAGCTGTATAGATCATATTGCTATAGAGCTGCTAAACAAGGGTTTCAGGCGTTATCGTTTAATTCGTGGCGATACTGTCATAAAGCAAATATCACGCTGTAGAGCGTTTAAGGGTTTAGATGATACTCACCTATCATCTACCCTTATTTATCGCCTTGGCGCTTGTTTTAAAGTGTTTTAAAGGTATTTAATAGTTTTATCTTACTAACCTAACTAATTTTTGAGGTATTTATGAGAAATAATGATATTTATACTATTCAACGCAAAATCTTTATAAACAAAGTGCCATTACGCATGAGCGTATTAGGCGTGCTGCGCACACACATACACACGCACATGGTGATTGACTGTTTATCGGCTATTGGTTTGCTGGCTTTAGTAGTTTTTGCTCTGGCATTGTAGGAAGTCCCCAAGTGAAAACCCCAAGAGCTAAGCACCAAACCCGCTTTAGGGCGGGATCTTCAAAAAAGAAGGTGGTTATCGTTTATCAGTGGCACTTAACTAAAGCGGTGCTGTCCAGTAACGGTCCGCCAGATGGTAGCTGCCTTGTTTATCCCTATCCATCACCACAATGTTTAGGAGGGCTGGGTTATAGCCCCGTAGTAGTTCGCTTTAATGGTGGTTTTAATGGTGAGTGGTCTTAAATCGTTATGGATGCCCCCATCGCATAACTAACCTAAAACCACCACTAAAACAAACTTAAGCGCATTAAACCACAGTTTTTTAAAAGGAGCAACAAAATGAGTAAAGCAGATCAAGATGCAGCAAAATGGCAAGAAATGAACGCCAGGAATCAAGCCCGTAATTTAATTAAAGCGAAGGAGCAAGGCGATGCGTATTACATCAACCAGTTCGGTGAAGTTGTTATCCCCCAAGAAGGAAAACCAGCAGTCATTGTTACAAGGGATGAGCTTTGCGGAAAAACTACACCTAGAGAGAATTAAATTAGCACATAACGCAAATAATGTAGTAAAGTCATAACTGTAGTAATCAAACCCTAACTATTTAATAAGGAATAATCATGCACCTATGCAAGGATTGCACGCAATACCAGGAGCGTACAGGCTATTGCCTACGCACCTCTCACACTGATCCCGTTACAGGCGATCACAAATACTATTACGCAAGAATTGAGAGAGAGTACCAAGTAGCTAATGGCTGCGGGTTACTAGCGCAATTCTTTACCCCGATCCGATCCCTCAAGTATTCCAGTGAGGAATTAGATGACCTCTCTACCATACCTTTTGGTAGATAACCTAACTAATGGAGTTAATCATGGCAAGAACACCAGGCAGTAAGAATAAACCTAAGACACCTTTTCCAGTGAAGGCAGTTGATAAGAAGATCAATGATGTTTACACCAAAAAAGAGGTGGATCGTCTTAAAAACTTAGTTGCAAGGCAAGACGATCAGATCATTCAGATGTGCGATGAGTTGAACGAGTTTAAAAAGAGCATTGAGGAATCAGATGAGGAAATCTCAGTTCTTATTGGTCGCATTGAAAGCTATCGTGAGATCCTCAAAACACTATTGGAGATCACAGAATGATTTACGGGATAAGATTTAGACACATTGAAGGTCTTGTTATTTTACAAGTTCTTGAAAAGACAACAAATAAATATGACACATATAAAACTGAAGATGTTTGGCGTGATGGTCAGCCAGAAGATTTATTAGAGGTTGCTATGTATTGCAAACCTTATGCAGCCGTTTTAGATACGAGATTAGACTGCATTGAAGGCAGGTTGTCCTCTTATGAGAACAGAGGGGAAGATAGATATGTCAAATGATCAAGCAGATTTCACACCCCAAGTGCGTAACAGTGCTATTTGGTCAGGTGATAGCCGTAAGGTAGCTAATGGCAAGATGGTAGATGTCATCTTAGAAAAGCAAGGTAAGAAGGAGTTAAAAGACCTCTCAGGCGTGGAAGCAGTGCAGATGGGTCATGTTATGCAGCCAACTATCGGTAAGCTGGCTCAAGATCGTTTAAAGATGGAGTTAAAAGATGCTGACTATAGTATTGCTCACCCTAGCCATGATTGGTTTCGCAGCCATTTTGATTTTATTAGTGCTGATGGCAAAGCTCTTGTAGAGGCTAAAAACTACAATGCTGCCGTTAGAAACAAGTTTGATCCTGATAGCAATAGGATTCCTGATGCGGATTATGCGCAGCTTATCCATGAAGCTGCTTGTCATGGTATTTCAAAGATATATCTTGCCGTCTTATTTGGTGGTCAAGAATTTCATACATTTGAATTTGATATTACAGATCAGGAAAAAGATGACCTTATCCAAAAAATGGCTCAAGTCTGGGGCTACTGTCAGTCAGGAAATCTACCTCCTGCGGAAACAATTGAGCAAACTAAGATCATTTACCCGTCATCCTCTACTGCGGTGGTTACGGCTACACAGCAAGTTGAGTTGGCTATCGCTCAGTTACGGGATGTCAAGAATCAGATTAAACACCTTGAGGCTACTGAGGAGCAGATTGAAGTGGCTGTCCGCAATCTTATGGGAGAGTGCCAGGAGATTAGAACAGTGGATGGACAGACATTAGTGTCTTGGAAGTCCTCTAAAAGCTCTAAGAAGTTCTCATCATCACTCTTTCAAAGTGCCATGCCTGATATTTATGAGCAGTTTGTGGTCGAAACCCCTGGATCTCGGAGGTTCTTAGTCAAATGAAACAAAAACACGCAGATCTAATAAAAGCATGGGCTGACGGTGCGATTATTGAAAAAAATAATGGCATGGGTCATTGGATTGAAGTAAATAAACCTGATTGGATGGACTGGGAAATTTATCGCATTAAACCTGAAAAGCCTGAAATAAAAATTGATTCCAAGTTGGTCTATTTGAATCTAAGGTTCACCATCAAGCGAGAAGGTCCTTTAATGAATATTACAGATGTGGAGTTAATCAAATGAGCAATATTGATATAGCAGTTTGGATCATGGCTGTAAGTTCAGTCATTGACACTATTTACACCTTATCGGAGATTATTCATGTCTAACATTGTCAGTTTTAACGAGATGGAGCAGATGGCACAAGCAATAGCCAAGTCTGGTCTGTTTGGTATGAAGGACACCAATAGTGTTTTAGCACTAATGGCGGTAGCACAGGCGGAAGGTTTGCACCCTGCTACGGCTGCCAGAGATTTTCACATCATCCAGGGCAGACCAGCATTAAAAGCTGATGCGATGCTTGCCCGTTTCCAAAATGCAGGTGGCAAAGTTGAATGGAAGGACTACACAGATGAATCAGTTACAGGAGTTTTTTCACATCCCGTCGGGGGTAACCTTGCGGTTACATGGACCATTGGACAAGCTACCAAAATTGGTCTTGTTAAACCAGGAAGCGGATGGCAAAAGTTTCCCAGAGCGATGCTCAGAAGCCGTTGTATTTCAGAGGGGGTTAGATCAGTTTTCCCAGGATCTGTTACGGGGTTCTACTCACCTGATGAAGTCGAAAACTTCGAAACCCAGACCGTCAAGCCTACCGTATTAAAAGACATGGGATCAGTCATTCCTAGCGTAGTGGATCTTTCCGCTATTCCTGATGACATCCCTGATATGGCATTGCCGATGTATGTTCCTGGTAATGATGTTCCGTATGCGCATTATGTTTGTAAAGACGATTGGATTGATGGATTTGCAGAGATGCACGCCAAGATCCATGAATCTACCAAGATGACAGCAGAGGAAAAGTTCACCAAGATAAAGGCGTTTAGAGATGTCAATGAAGCCTATACAAAAACATTTGACGGCAATACTACAGCGAAGTTCTTATCAAAACTCCAAGCAATTAGAAAGGAAATCAACAATGGCTAATGGTCATATCGCCCAGATGGGCAAAGGTGTTCTGTTTCAGAACGAAAAGAAAACCAATGAGCGTTCTCCTGATTGGAAGGGTACGCTATTGCTCTCAGAGGACTATAAAGCGGGTCAAACCCTCAAGATTGCTGGCTGGACTAAGCAAACCCCTAAAGGTAGCCTTATCAGTCTGTCTGAAGATAATTGGAAACCACAGAACCCTGGCGTTTATCCAAAAGAAGTTAACAGGGTTGATGATTCTGAAGTTCCATTTTAGTTTGTTGGTCTAGTGCAGGGAAGGGTGCGTCAAAGCACGAACAACAACGGAGTGGCTACCCCCGTCTGCATAGGTAGCCCCTAACTCAAGGACAAGAAAATGAAACAATTTTTATTATTAGTTTTAACTGCTTTTACTTTTATGATGTTTGGCATTTCTCAGTGTCACGCAGCTACTAAATGTGAGCGTGACTACACAGGTGGTATCTGTTGTTGGGATACCAATACCGAAGGACCATTTAAACCAATTAACTGCTAATGATTCATTTAAACCTACCTTATCCACCCTCAATCAATAACTACTGGATCGCTAGTGGACATCGTAGGTTTATCAGCCAACGGGGAAGGGATTTTAAAAATGATGTGGCAGCTTATTGCAAAGAATACCGAGTATCCAGCTTTGGAGATGCCCCTGTATGGGTTGACATCATCCTTAGACCACGCTCAAAGAAACTTATGGACATTGATAACTGTGTCAAACCAATATTGGATGCACTTATCGGGATCGTATATACAGACGATGTTAGCGTGCAGAGAATCACTATTGAGAGAGGTTTACCAATCAAAGGTGGTGGATGCGTAGTAATGATTGACCGAATGGAAGAACACTCCGCAAGCTCAGATGCGAATTTGGCGTAAATTAGCCAGATAGTTAGGTGGGCTACGGTGAGGGTCTTTTTGAGCAGCTCACCACTATTTATGGGGATAAATATGAAATTGTTATTTTGGCGTAAGACAAAGTGCTACGAAATAGTCAAGGTTTGTAATGATTGCGTGGTTATCAAGGAATTTGTATGACAGTCGCTCAGACCTCGATTAGCGCTTATAAAGAGCATAAAGCCAGTGGCAAGGTAGGCTCACAAGCTAGAGCTATATTGGACTTTATGAATCCTGGTGAGGGGTATTCACGCAGGGAGCTTCATGTTTTAACTGGATTAGAGTTAAGTTCAATTTGCGGTAGGGTCAATGAGCTACTAGAGATGGGGATGCTTAAAGAAGGATCTAAGCGCAAATGTATGGTTACTAAAAAGACGATTTCACCTGTTATTAAGGATTCATTGTTTTAATGAAAAATTGCACAAAAGAAGATTTAATTGAGTTTGAGAAAGCGGTAGCAGCTCACTGGGAAGCAGGAGATTTACCTTATCTCATTCATTTATCAGGCGGTAATGAGGATTTTTTGATTGACTTGTTTAAGGAGATTAAAGATGGAGATTGGATTTTCAGCACTCATCGGAATCACCATCACGCTCTATTGGCTGGAATACCCGCAAATGAGCTTATGGCAAGCATTTTGGATGGCGATTCTATGTTTGTTTTCGACAATAATCGTCATTTTTTTACTTCAAGCATTTTATCTGGCACTTGCGCTATTGCAACAGGTCTGGCTTATGCTTTAAAAGAAGAAGGTAGCTCTAGCAGGGTCTGGTGTTTCTTAGGTGATGGCGCAGAAGAACAAGGACACTTTTATGAGGCGGTAATGATGGTCCAAGGGCATGATTTACCTTGCACATTCATTATTGAAGATAACAACCGTAGCGTTGATTCCACGCTAGAGGAGCGCTTACCTTATCAATTTAGATTTAGATTGCCAGGGTGCGTAATCCGCAACAACTACGATCCTACTTATCCTCATGCGGGTAATGGCACTAAGAAGCACATTGTATTTAAGGACATCAAATGAATAATGAACCAGTAGCGTGGATGTTTGAAAAAGATGGTGCATATATGTGCATTAAACACGACAACAGAGTTAATTATGATGGCGGTATTCCACTCTATACCCATCCAGTAAACCCATATCAATCTATGCAAATCCTTGAGGATGGGCAAATTGTGCCTGTGTTTAAAGAACTAACAGATGAGGATATTGCTAAAGTTGTGCATGAGTTAAATCAAAAAGCAAATACTCCTGAACGATGGGTAACTGCTATGCAGATAGGTGCTGAAACCATTATTCAATTAAGGGATGAGTTAGCAATACTAAGAAAGGCACAGGGGAAATGAGCTACAAGGATGAGCTTACTAAAGCCAATACCAAATTAGCAGGTTATCCCAATGTGCGTTTTGTGGGATATGGTCTTAAAAAAGGTCGTGCTTTAGGAACGCTCAAAAATGTCAAAGATGAGCAAATTATTGAGATGCCTGTAGCAGAGAACTTGATGATGGGGTTTGCAATAGGGCTATCACTCAAGGGATACCTCCCAGTGGTCTTTATTGAGCGTATGGACTTCTTAATGAACGCAATGGATGCAATGGTCAACCATTTAGACAAAATAGCCAAAATCTCTCATGGTGAGTTTCACCCAAAAGTCATTATTCGTTGCATTGTGGGCAATACCAAGAAGCCTCTTTATACAGGCGCTACTCATACTCAAGATTTAACCGAAGGAATACGCCAAATGGTGAGCTTTCCTGTGTGGAAAATGAAAGATGAGGGTGATATTGAGGTGTTTTATGACCTTGCCAGCAAGACTTTTGATTCCGTAATGTTGGTCGAATATAAGGATTTAGCGTGAAAAGCAACAAATATAGCGATTTTAAGATCTTTCACCATCCAGAAAAGCTGATTTCTTTTGAGGCGGGGAGAGTTACTGCACCTGTGTATGTTCGGGTCAAGCCAATCAACCTTTGTAATCATGGCTGTTTCTTTTGCGTGTACAGCACTGGTTTTAGAGTAAAAGACGGTGGAGAAGAAGAACATATTGTTAGCGGTATGCACGAGGACATGAAGGAAGATGACATCATCCCTAGAGATAAGATGATTGAGATCTTGCATGACCTAGCTAACATGGGTACTAAAGCGATTACCTGGAGTGGTGGTGGAGAGCCATTGATTCACCCAGATATATCAGAGTTCATGCGCTTGACATTAGATCTCAAGATGGACCTTTCAATCATTACTAATGGGCAGAACCTAGTTAAAGAGAAGGCAGAAGTGCTATCTCATGCCAAGTGGGTGCGTGTATCAATGGATTACACCAATGGCGAGGAAATGAAGCGGTTTAGGAATGTGCCAGAAAAGAGCTTTGATAGCATCATCCGTAATTTAAAAGGTTTTGCAGAAATGAAGGATGCGGGATGTGATCTGGCTGTTAATTATATTGTGCATCGCAACAATTACAAAAATCTTGGGGGACTAACCCAGTTATTAAAAGATAGCGGTGTTGAAAATGTGCGTTTCAGTCCAATGTATGTACCAGATTTCTACGAATACCATAAACCGATAGCAGAGGAAGTTAATGAACAACTTAAAAACATTCAAGCTATTACTACTGAAAAGTTTAGTGTTAATAGCACTTACAACATTACTCCTGGGAGTAGTCACTCTCATACTAGAAGCTATAACAAGTGCTTCGTTATGCAGACCGTACCCGTCATCGGTGCAGACCTCAATGTATATGCCTGTCATAACAAAGCCTACGATAAGTCAGGATGTATAGGATCTATCAAGGACACCAGCTTTCACAGGCTATGGTTTAGCCCTGAAACACAAGCCTACATGGACAAATTTAACGCTAAAACCACCTGTATGCACGAGTGTTCTAACGACAGAAAGAACATATTGATTAACGAAGTCATTAACGCTAGTACCGACAACTTTATTTAAGGAAAATCATGGCAACTAAAAAGAAAGCAGCACCTAAAGCACCTGTACAACCGATTATTTTTATTGCTACCCCTATGTATGGCGGTATGTGTGCTGGCTTTTACACTCAGTCAATATTGCAGTCTATTAGCGTACTAAGCCAAGCGGGAATCCAAACTCAGTTTAGCTTTATGTTTAATGAGAGCCTTATTACTAGGGCTAGAAACGCTTTAGCGCATACCTTCTTAAAATCTAACTCTACTCATCTGATGTTTATTGATGCAGACATCAAATTCAGACCAGAGGACATTGTAAGAATGATTCAAGCTGATAAAGACATCATCTGCGGTATCTACCCTAAAAAAGAGATCAACTGGAATAGCACTAAGCAAGCAATGGATGCGGGTGTGCCAAATGACCAGTTAAAAAGCCATACAGGTAGTTTTGTAGTCAACCTAGTGGACTATGCAGGTGAAGTCACTGTTCCCATAGATCAACCAGTAGAGATTTTTAATGGTGGCACTGGCTTTATGCTGATTAAACGCAAGGTGTTTGAGAAGTTAAAGAAAAAAGTTCCTTCTTACACCAATGATGTAGGAGATCTCTCAGGTCAGTTAAATCACGCAGAGCAAATCCATGAATACTTTGCTACTTCAATTGAGCCTGGTAGCAATCGCTTGTTATCTGAGGATTATCACTTTTGCCGTATCTGGAGATTAGCGGGTGGAAAAGTGTTTGCAGCGCCTTGGGCTAACTTAGGACACTTAGGAAGCTACTTGTTTGAAGGACAGCTTACTCCAGCACCTTGATCTTTAACCAGATGCGTTCATGTAACCAATATAGGGCTATCTTAGAAAATAGCTCTATAAAAGCTATGCTAAACGCTAGGTTTACTTGACCTGTCACTATCCAAGATAAAACAAAGGTATCAAGACTGCCTGTAATGCGCCAAGTTACAGCTTTAAGCAGTGATTTGTAATGACTATCCATTATTTGATCTTTAAATATTGTTTTACTTGGTCAAGAAGTTGTAATTGTTGTGGAGTGTATGCGCTTTTAGCATCATCCCATTGATTAAATGTGTATCCCCTAAAGTATCCTGGCATACCACTAGCTTCTTTCCATTGTTCAAATGGTCTTGATTCTTTAAATTCTGGATGTTGTTGATAATAAGCGTATTGATCTTGTAATACTTTTTGTTGCTCTGGCGTGAAAGAACTAGCAAATTGTTGGTATCTTTGCGCTAAAAACGGATCTTTTTCAACACCGTAATGGCTTACATAATCAGCCAAAATATCAATAGGTCTAGTTTTTGGATCAAAAACTTGAACCCCAACTTTGCCCATTGGAATGTTTTGTGGTCTTGGGTATTCTGGCGAACCAGTTTCTTCAGGACTGTAAAACTCTAAAAATCCCCTGCCTTTACCTGGAGCGTAATCAAAAGCTATGTCTTTATCGGCAAGATAAGGGTATTCCGATTTTGCTTTTTCAAAAATCATTTGACCAACAACAGCATTATTGTCTGGCATAGGTATTGCTGGAGCATTAGCAAACTCGGCAGGAGCTGCGCTTACCGATACTGAGGAATTATCAGCCATGATTAAGGAGCGTTACCGCCAACACCAAAGCTAGTATTGGCAGGTGATTGAGTAAATCCAGTTTGTCCTGGCTTGGGATGATCGTGTGTCCAAGGGCTTTCATTCAATGGTCCATAGCAACTAGCCAAGGTTACGCCATTGACCTTCTCAGGCTGAATCTGACACAGGTATGACCACATATTGCTGATCTGGGTTTGTGGAGTAGTGCCAATTACGAATGAGCGGAAGGCTGCGGGTTGATTAGACCAATCAGGTGCTTGTGGATAGCTTGATTGTTGGCTAAACAATGACCATACAGTTCCTGGTTTAGCATCACAAGAGCCATTCATAAGATCTAAGTCAGCAATAGATCTACCCGTTAACACTGGGCATACTGCCATGCCTTCTTGAAAGGTTTTGCCGTTAATCACCATTGTTTTACCCGTTGGGCTTGCACCACTAGCAGCGCATAAGGCATATTGACCATTGCAAACAGCAAGGGTGTGGGCTAATGCTGAACCGCAAGCAAACAACGCCAACATTAAAATAATCTTACGCATAGCTTCTTGTTCCTTGTTTATCAATAATTAAAGTCTGATTACGGGGTGTCATTCTGACTTCATTGGGTACTGAAATGTGTGTCCAACTATCAAATTCTCTAATTAACTGGTCGTATTGAATGTCTGATGCTCTAATGGCTTTGACTACCTCATCTGGTGTCATGCCAGGCACTCTAATATCGGCTGCGCAACCTAAACAATGTTGGCTAGTAGGTTTGCTTCCTACCGCAGCATTGACTTGCAACGATCTAAAAGCGCTGTTAACCATGATTGGCTTTCCACCAAGCATCTTTTTAACTTGTTCAAGCAGCTCCGCCACTCGTTCAAGATTGTTGATTTGATCTGCGTTAGGAGTGTTGTCAAACTCCCGATGATCGGTGTGAGTAAGTTCTTCAAGAGTGAAATGCTCCGTTAAGTTCATTTAGCAGGTGTCGAGTTATAAAGCATGGCATCCTTTTTTTGACTGCCAGCAGAAGATCCAAAGTAAAAAGCAATAATTCCCGTCCAAGCAGTGCCTAATGAGCCAAGCATAATCATTAAGGGTGTATTCGCAGTATCCGCAGGAGTAACCATAAGGTAAGCCAATATGCCAAAAAACCCAATGGTAACAAGAATACTAAGCAAAGGAGGGATAATGCTTTGAGTAGTCGTTTGCATATCTCTAGCACTTTTACGATCCTCCACAGCAAGCTGTTCAAAGTTTAAGCCTAGAGCTTGAGTTTGCTCTTTAAAGCGTATTTCTTCTTGTTGTACTGCTGCAATCTGATCTGCCGATAGTTTGTTATCGTTAATCATGGACTGCACTTGGTCAGGCGCAACCCCAAATAGCTTAGATAAAGCCGTTACTGCTAAACCTGCTAGTGGACCGCCAAGGCAAGTAGCGATTGTGGGCGCTATTTGCGTTAGCCAGTTCATTACAAACCTTCTCCAGGCGTTACATACACTGCTGAGTTTGCTGCATCACCAATAACTTTAGCGTACACATTGGCTGTTTGACTTACTTGTGGACCAGTAATTGTCAAATAAGCATACGGTGGTACGGCAACAACATAAACTGGACCATTGTCTGGCAATGCCACATTAAATGTACTTGTTGCACTAATCCACACATAAGCAAAGTTATTTACATTATCGTTTGACAGATAATATTGGTTTGAAGGGCTTGTAGAAGTGATGGTAAATACATTAGATTCGGTATTGGCAGCGCCAGTAGCGATTACCTTTACCGTTTTCCCCATTGGTTGGAAAGCGATATTGTTAGCCATTTAGAAAATGTCCTTGCCACCAGCATTGCCAGGCTTAGTTGTAGCGGAGTTTTTGGTGTTTTTATTACCATCAAAATTCCATACAGAAACATACCCTGCTGGCATTTTTCCAGTTAAGGTAGTGTTGATTCCATCCATAGACCCATCTCTAGGTAATGGAGGGCGCACAGCAGTAGATGTTTGCTGGCTTTTTGACTGTTCTCTTTTATGAGGTGTACCACCTGTACTGCCTTTAGTTGTCGGTTTTAGGCTCATTTTGTTTCCTCTCTTTTACATTGACTATAAGGTAACTGAATACTACAAATATTGCTAGTGTCACCACTCTTTCCCACATGGGATTCCACATTGTCCAACCGCACATCACGCTTGATGCTAGTAGAGCTAAAATTGTTATCAAACGGTCTGTAATGATTCCTAATGCTAGGCGTACCAAGGCTACTGCTTCCATAATTATCCCCAAATGATCTATTCCAGATCACAGTTTAACCTTACTCATCGTTATCATCAACTGTTCCAAATCCTGATCCCCATTCATCGTCAGAAATCTTCTGTTTGAGCTTCTCAATGTTGACTGCACGATCAATAACCTTGCATTTATCGGTCAAAGAAGCAGTTTCATCTGCCATTACTTGTTTTAGCAATGTGCTTACTGCTTCCTCTAAATCGGGGTTAACGCCTTTACTTTTTTTGCTCATTTCTTATCCGATGGTCGAATCATGCCCTCAATAGCGGGGGTTGTACCAAGAGCTTCACCCAATCTTTGAGTAGCTCCCGCAGGTCTGTTTGCGTAACGCTGCGCTACACGAGCTGGTCTGCTGCGCAACGGAACACTCAAACCTCTAACTACTTCTGGCAACATTCCATGAGTTCTGACAGCGCCTTTAATTACTCCAGGCATATCTTCACCCGCAGATTCCCACCTTGCACGCAATCCAAGCTCTCTACCAAGCATCCCAAGATTATCAATATCTTGTGGGTTTCTACGCAATTGAGCAGAATCACCTACTTGTTTACCAAGGCGCTCTAAGCTAATGTTGCCTTGCTTAATACCGTCTGAGTTGTACAAGTCCTCAAGAATCACTGTATTTCGGTATTGAGGTCTAATTTCTTTTAATTTTGCAGCCATTGCAGGATTCATGGATTCAATAGAACGATCCAAAACATCCACTAATTCATAGATTTCATGGGATTTTCCACGACTTCCAGCAGATCTAGCAGCTTGAGTTAGGGCATTACGCAAGCGTTGAACATCATCGCCTCTAACTTTTCCTGTTGAAATATTGTCAAGAATAGATTGAGCAGCACCTTTTACAGCACTTACGCCAGCAAATCCAAGTTCTTGTTCTCTAGCTAAAATGTTTTCAAGATGAGGTTCTATTGAAGGATCAATAGAGAAAGTCTTGCCTTTATATACTTTGTCAAACTCACTTCCAATGGATTTAAGTCTTTCTTTAATAAAATCTTGAGTAATTTCATCAACAGCTTTACCAGTACCATTGCTTGCCAATCTGTTTGCAAGTAATTGATTGTTTTTTGCGTTAAAAACAGCGCCTTTTTCAGCCACAGGAGAATCTGCGCGAACTTGAGATGGGGATAACTTAAATCCAAGGCGCTCTGCAATACCTGCAATACGCTCACCTTCTTTAGTAGTGCTGCCAACCATTGTGCCAACTGTTCTAGCGCCCATAGGTACAGCCATGCCTACATCGGCAAGAACTTCACCTGTTTTCTGCATAAAACCAGTTTTGGCAGGTGGTTCAATCCCAATTTCTTTAAGACCAGTGCGAACTTGTTTGGTTGTTGGAAAGAATTGACCTTCTCCACCTAATTTTTCGCCTTTACCACCAGTGGTTAAA